TGCTGAAGCCACCTCATGCGCCATGCCCAAGCAACTTGCTGCTCAGGCTTGAGCGTCAGGAATTTCTTCTTGGTCTCAGGGTCCTTGAGGATCTCGACTACGTCAGGAGGCAGTTTACCCCCACTTTTGGGGGCTTTTCCCACTTTCACTGATACCGGCCGGCGAGCGATCGAGACAATTTCCCACTTTGCACCCTATTTCTAAGGCGAAAATGGGATGTCACTCTTCGATCTGCCGCGTCATCTCGGCGTTCTTGAGGATGGACTCAAACATCTCAGTGGCTTGAATGTTTACCTGCAACGGATTGTCTTTATCCCCGGCCACCTGCACCCTGTTACCGTAACGGTTAGGACTCCAGCACGCCAGCAGTTTCATTCGCTGCTCCGTCCGAAGTTTCGTCCACTGCACATACGCAGGATCTATGCGGCTTACGCCGTTATTGTCCACCACCACCTGCGGGGGCGCATCAATCATGGCCAGCGTATCCTGCGCGATCGCCTCCACGCCATGTTCGCGTGCTCGTGCGACCCGTAAAGAAAGCGCCTCGCTGCGCTCCATCCAGTTATACACCGTAACCCACTCTGGATACCCCTCAGTCCTGCAGATAGCTCTCAATGGTTCTCCCTGTGAGAGTCTCTTACAGATGTCATCCTCGATCTCTTGGGTCCACTTGGTTGGGCGGCCGATCTTCTTTGGCTTGAGCGCCTCGATCTGCTGCTGCTGGCGGTTCTCTGCTATCTGGTTCTCAAGTTCTTGGATACCGATAGCGTTGATGTATGCCTTGGTTGCGGCCTCTTTGGCCTTCTTTGCGGCCTCGGGCTTCAACTTGAATGCCCCTACCTTACCGTCTTCGATCTTGGCTTCTAGATTGTGCGCGTCCGACATAGTTTCAGTCTCTTTGCGTTGGAGTGTTGATTTTACTAGACATTTCGGATTGATGCTACATCCATACGGGAACCTTCATGGAACCAAGATGGATCCTTGTTGGTTCGTTCTTGGTTCGCACGTTTATCCTTGTGCTTGCCGGCCCCTCGTGGAGGCCGCTGGATCAAGTCCCGAACTACCGGGTTTCTCTTACGCATCGGGCTCCTCCTCAATATACTGCAGCCAACGCTCGACATCGGCAAGGCTGATCCAATCGCCGCGGCTGCCGTCCGCCTGAGGTCCAAACTTAGGGCCGCTGAGGTGAACCCGAAATTCTTGGATCCGATCTTTCATGGACAGAACACGCTCGACTGCTTCGCCGCGGTCCTGCTGTAGTTTGGTGATGTAGTTCATTCGCTGCTCCTTCGCTGTGGCCCCCGTAGGGGCCGTTGGGTTTACTTGGTCAGTGCGTAGACTGCTTTAGCGCCACGCTCGGCGTCAGCCTCAATCTCGTCGTCGCTGGGGTATACGTCTGCGGTCAACGCTTCGAGTTCGTCGGCAACAAACTGCCATGCCCAGTGGCCTTCCTCGAAACCAATCAACTTGGTCAGCCAAGCGTTTGGGTCACCGTCAACGCGCCACGAGCACAGATCGTCGAAGGTCTGAGCGTTGGCGTGCGTGACATACTGCTCGACCAACTCAGTGCGGTTGCCTTCGTTGTCCTCGTACTGGTCATCGTCAAACTCAACCTCTGCACGCACGTCGTACAGGTTGTCGTAGGCTGCTTGGCATTTTTCAAAGTTCTTCATGATTCGCTCCGGGTTCTGTGTTGCTGCGTTAGTGCAGTGAAGTCAGTATACACAAAAAAAGGGGCTCACAACCCCTTTAGTAAAAATATTTTTAGACTTCTTCCTCTTCTGGAAACGCGAGCTTTAAATGGTTGAGCAAGCTGTATAGGATGTTCTTCTCGTGAACGGTCTCGGCTGCCATCGCTAGGCGCTCCACCTCGCAGATGATCACAGCCTCACCAGCGTCCATGCCTGAGTGGTATTCGCTCTTCATAGTGCGTACTCCTCGCGGCTGCCGTTGATCCACTTTGGGGTGCGGCCACGTCCTGCCCACGTCGCTCCTGATACCGGGTCGCGGTACTTTGCCGGGGCTGTCTTGCGGCTTCCCTTGCCTGCGGGGGCAAAGCCAAGCTGCTCTGCTGTGATCCCCTTCTCACGGATGATCGCCTTAATGTCAGCGATGGTCTCGCGGTTCTCCTGCTTGCGAGCATCTTCTGCCTGCTTCATGAGTGCGTCTGCTTGTGCTTTGAGTTCTTCGTAACTAGCCATGATGGCTCCTCTGTGATGCCCAGTGGGCGTTGAAATGCCCCCTTTCGGGGGCGGTTGGTTTACTTGCTGGTGACCTTGACGCTGAACACTGCAGAGACCTTAGTGAACTGCTTGTAGACGTCCTCACCGAAGGTCTTGACAAATTTAGCCTTGTCAAACGTCTCGCGGTTTGCTTCAACGTAGGTGGCCTTGAACAGAGCACCTTCGACTACCTTGTCGCCGCCTGCGCTTGCGGACTCTTTGATGGCGTCCTTGATCGCGTCAGCTTGCTTGGTCAAGTCAGCGATCTGTGCGAGCAGTGCGCCGAGGGTGTCGATGTTGTTGAGTTGCAGATCGTTGTTCATTTCGCTTTCCTTCTCTGTTGTGCTCCGCGAAGTGCAGTGCATGAACAGATAGTCTCACAGCTAAAATCTTTTGTGTGAGGTTTTGGCAAAAATATTACTAACCTAGGGTTTCCCCTAGTAGATCTCGCACGTCCTGCAGCAGATCGGCCTCATCAAAACCGTAGTGCTTAACGAAACCCTTCGTTCCTAGCCCGTGTACGCCCGTGTTGCCTCGGTGATGTTCTAAGCACAAACCGAATGCGTCGAAGTGACTGGCGCGCCTTCCAGCCCCTGTCCCGGCCCGTTTATGATGAATTTCAACCGGAGCCGGATCATGGGGACCGTGGAGCCTTCTGCAAACCATACAACCGAGTGCTGCCACTCGGCTAAGGTGCTCACGCTCCGACGCTTTCAACCGGCTTTCCTAGCGTCCGCAAGTGATAGCAGTAGTCCGGTTCTCCACGCAGGTACGGGCCCGATGTATCTACCGCGATGTATGCCCACGTATCACCCCTCGGCCCTGAAACCATACGCCGGTGCAAGTGCCCCTCTAAGCACATCTTCGTCATCAAGCTCACGAGAGCCTTCCGGTTTCCCGGTACCTTGATCTGCGGAAGGGTTAGCTCTCCTGCGTTACGCAGAGCTTCAACGACTTCGTTTCTCACTGTCCATCTCCTAACAAATAACAAAGCAAGTCATACCCGTGTTCCTTAACTTGATCGAGCAACGAGTTGAAGAACTCGCCGCTGTAAACGTCGTCGTATCTGTTAAACATCTTGATTCCTATAGTACTTGTGGTAAGGGTAGCCGATCGGTAGAACAACGCCGCACCGTTCACACTTATCGTGCCTGTGCTGGTAGTCCGCATCAAAAAAAGAAATTTGATTCTTGTGGCCTTGTAGCCAACACAAGAACTTTTTCATCTGATCACCTTCTCAAGTAGGTTGCGTGCTAACGGCTTCTGGCCAAGCAGCCAGCTTTGAATACGCCCCATGTCCCAAGTGATTAGCCGGAACTGGTTAGGCTTCTGATAGGCCGTTGAGATCTGAGACTTGTCCCAGTCCTTGATTAGTTTTCCGTTAACAATCATTCGTTATTCCCCTCGCTGTATTTGTCCCAGACATTCTTGGGCATTTCGATTGTCATAACTCGATAATTGCAGAAGGAACAGACCCTCCTACGTTCAACCCAATCAAACCCCTTGCTAGTGTCTCTCCATTGTCTTGTGTCTTTAGTCCTCATTGTTTCTAAGCATTCGGGGCATTTCATGTTTGATTACAACCGTTCTTCCCCTTAAGTAAGGCTTCAATTACTCGGGTAAACATGATCGCTTCATTAGGTTGTATCGGTTCCGTTGGCACTCCAATCTCCTCATCCGTCAGCCCGACCCATCGCTGTGAGTGCTTGATTGCTTCTTGAATGATTTCAATTTCTTCTTGAAGTGTGTCGGCAAGGTAAATAGGATTTAATTTCCCGTCTGCGTTTTTATGCCTCCGCAAAGACATTAGGAACTGTTCAATATCAATCATGTGCCTTTTCCTTAGATTCAAGCGCATCGGCAGCTTCTTCTAGCAGGTCTGCAATCCTGTCTGGGGCACCCTCTTGAACCGACTTGCGCGTGTTAATTTGTCTACGAATTTCAGCCCGTTTACGAAGCCTGTAAATTAGGTCTTCTTTATCCACCGTTTTTATCCTTAAGGAAATTTGCAATAACCTCAAATGCGTAGTCGCTAATGCTATGTAAACCGGCTTGACGAAGTTCTGCCATGTCTTCCCTCGTCAGCCCAACCCACTGGCGCGAGGTGGTGTTCAATTTCAATTCGGCGCGAAGGCGCTGGTTTTCGTCAAACAAAGCCCAAAAATCAGGCTCTTGATTAGGTTGTGGACAGCAATGACCGCACCGGGGGCAGTCAATCACATGGGGGGTGACTTCGGGGGTAACATCGGGGGTAGAAAAAAGGGGCTCTGGTTGTGACATTCTATCGCGCAGGGCAGCAACAGATGCCCGCCCTTTCTGGTACTCTGCCGGTGACGGGTTAAACGTCAGAAGTCCTCCAAAAGCATCCAGCACCTGTCGCATGAGTTCGCGGTCTGTCATAGCCAACTCCCTTGCAAAACATACGCCCTCTTGCCTTTTTCACGCACGTCAATCTGGCGCACCTTGAGCTTTAGTTTCTTGGCGTAATACCGCGCTCGGCCCAGAGACGGTGTGCAGACATAGTTTCTGCTGCCATTTTTTACAGCAATCCAGCGGCACATAACGTAGTACAGTTTTTTGGGGTAGCAGAATTTCATTTCTCTCCCCTTGCGCGGATAGCCATTGCTGCTAGTTTGGTTACTTGAGATGCGTACTCTGGATGTGTCGCCAATACATCACACACCTTGGCGCACCCCTCTCGTTCCCGCTCCGCAGCTTGCCAATCTATTTCTGTCAGCAGGTCTTCAATTGTGTCGCCATGCCCTGTCGCATAACTGCGTTCGACCATCCACTTAGCCACCTTCTCCCGCTCATGCGCGGCAATAAGGACGGCGAAGCGTTCAAGCCCAACGTCATTGAACTCCGCTGTTTGACCGTTCCAGTCACCAGCCTCCCGCGCCATGCGGATAATGTCTTCTCTCTTCATGCTATTTTGTCCTTGAACCCACTCGGGGCTAGTCGTTTGAAGCAAGATTCACACTTCCAACGGAAACCCTTCCCGTTTGACGTTGGAACCTTATGGCTTGCAGGATTCACTCTGCACTGCTGGCAGTTGTGGGTCATTTCTTCTCTTTCACTGACATCTGCCCAGCCAAGTAAGCAGCCTTGTAGGCTCCTTCATGGTTCCCGACCCTCAACAGTTGAGCCTTCAAGTGCATGATCTCAAGTTGAGATTCGCCCATCGCCGCATCCCATCCAGCCGACCACCCGTTATAAACGTGCTCTTCTCGCGTGTCGTAAGTTCCCACCGGTGCGTTACCGCGAGCCTTTGACCACCAATCTCTCCATGCCTGATCTTTCATAATGTAGCCCTCATTTCATGGCGTGATGACGCCTCTTGCGATCGCCAAACCTCAACTCTCGCTTGGGCGGCGACCAATGCCCAGCGCACTTCCTCTTCTGTCTCCACCGCGGCCTTTAAACCCTCAAGCAGCGTGATGTACTGGGGATGGCTGTACGCATCCCTCTCCTGCGCGTTAACCGCGCTCTCTAGGCTCCCCTTCATCAGGATCGCCTTCAAACTCTTGCGATATTCCTCAAGGTAGATCCGCTCGGCTTTTGCCTTTGCGTAAACCTTCCCCTGCTTAAAAATGAATTCAACGGCGTCGTTAGGATCAATCACGGCATCTCCTCGATCTTGACCTTGAGCATCCCGCCGATCGTGTCGCCCCAACGAATCCGCAAGTCCCGAATCTGCGAGTCGTCCTCGTAAATCAAAGCCTTCGCCATTCCATCGAGCACGGCCTTGAGCAGGTTATCTAAATCTCTTTTCCTGTTATCAGGACGGAAGGCCACGATCTCCATCCTGATCGGCCCGGTGAACGTATCCACCCGCTGCAGCAGGCACTGCTCCATCACAGACTGTCGGTACAACCTGCCCTTCTCCGACAAAATCATCCGGCCCTGAAAGGTCCGCCAGTAAGTGTTGAGGCTTGGCGGCCACGGTAAAGTTAATTCCACGTCATTGCTCCTTGGTTTGCTATTTCAACGTACTGCTGGCTGTTGCGCTCGTAAAAGAGCGTGTACCACTCCTCGCCCTCTCCATTCCTTTGCTTCTCACACATCAGCATTGCATCCGGAGCGAGAACTTCGGTGTTGTCCCCAGCCTGCAGTTGCCTCTCTTTCTTCTTGTTTCGCCACCAGATGAAGACGTTGTCCACTTGATCCGTTATAGATCCGGATCCCTTGATGTCCATCTTGTTCGGCATCACTTCCTCGCTCGATGCCTTGCGAATGTGATGTACAAGATGAATGTGGATGCTGTGATCTCTGGCCACCGCGCATAACTCGTCAACAAAACCTTTTTGTTCGTTGTAGGCGTCCTCAGCAGAGACGCACTTCATCAAGCTGTCGATGAAGACGTGTTGTATCCCAAGTTCTACAGCGCAGTACCGAGCCATCGCCACAACCTGCCGAGCATTCACAGACCCCTGCTGGTCATACAGCCACAGACAACCCTCAGACCAAACCGAGAAATCAACGCAAGCCTTAGCGACCTTATCCACGAGACCGAACCCCGGAACCTCAAAGTTCAACCCGGCAAATTGCCGGAGCATCCTTGTCAAGGTTCTCTTCGGCTTCATCTCGAAGCTGGCAATGCAGACTTTCTGTCGCTGCTTGATTAGACCTAACGCAATCTGACCCGTGGCCAGAGACTTACCCCCTCCGTTAGAACCGGCGTAAATGGTTACCTCACCGGGTCGGTAGTCAAACGAACCGTGAGTCTTCAGCCATGGCATCGTGATCTTTACGCTGCGCTCTGGACGCTCGTAATCCTCCGCAATCTCAAGCAGCCAACCAATGGGATCCTTGACGTGCTGGCCAATGTCCTGCGCCTTCGCCCACTTCTCAATATCAATGTCGCCGGTCTTGACAAGACGCACCTTCCGGGCCGCATCTAGGTCCCTAGCTTTCTGTTCAATATCATGCATAACGTGTTGCTTCTAAAATTCGCTCTGCCGCTAGTTTAAGTCTTTCTAGATCGTCTGGGCTTAGGGGTTTTCCATTAGACATATCAATCGCCGATAGAGCAACGATCAGGCTTTCTACAGAAATAATTCTAAGTAAATCAGTAGCATAGAACGCTGGTTTAATCTGTTCTCCCCGCTGTACCGGGCCGTCATCAAACAAGTCGTTGATGTCAAGACCGATCGACCCGAGGACTTCGTCGATGGAACAGCCACCGAAGCAGTGCATCAGCACACGCCCATCCGACTTAAACCGGATCGCCAGCGAGGGTGACTTGTCGTCGTGAGCCGGGCACCTTGCTGTCCACGATTCTCCCCGTCCCCGCACTTGGGAAAGTCTGCTCAGGATGTCCTTGGGGTTCATATGCCCTCCACGGGGTCT